GTATTGCCTGCAATGTGCCCAATGACCGTGACATTCATCGTGCTGTACATGTTTCCGCCTGGCTGGTGCTGGAAGCTTTCCGATGTTGGGACGTACCCAATAAAAGGCCGCTCGCCTGTCTTCACATCAAAGTAGCCACGCGCCAGAGCCTGGACGGTGGTCACGGTCGTCTTGTACCCGTTGCCCGTGGTCACGCCCTCGAACGTTGTCTGAAGATTCTCGAGAATTAGCTTCCTTGTTGGCGTACCCATTTTAGCCCGCCTTGCCCATTGCTGTTACGACGGCGCCGCCGGTGATTTCGAGAATGGCTGGCATGGCTTCGTCTATCGCCTCGGTGACGTAGTTCGTCGGCTTGATTGTTACCGACGCCATCAGGGTATAGGCAAGCTGGCCTGTTCTCTTATCCACCAGATAGCCGCGCAGTCTGCCTGGAGATATGGCCGGGTAAAATTTCAAAAGCGTTCGGCCTGGGTCGTATTCTCGCGGAGCAATCGCCACGTTGTTTTTGATGATGGGCCGATAATCCCGATTGGGTACAGCCAGAGCTTTCACGCGCTTAGGCCGAATCACGCCGCCGGTTTCGTGAATGGCTGCGTAGGGCACAAGGTTGAAAACATCGACCTTGAAAGCGTTTTCGCCCATCTTGATGGGCCCCACTGTCCAGCCTCGTTTCAGTGTGCCTTTGGGGTTCTTAAACAGGTTTTCGGAAGTGCTATCCTGCAAGACGCCTTGCAAAACCTGACCGGCATATAGAAGCTTTTGGCCCAGCTCTGCTCCAAGCGTATCGGTGAATTCTTCGGCAAACCTCGAGAACTCGTTATTAATATCTAGTTTGAACCCCTTCGCCATGACTCAGCTTCCATTATTCTTAAACTGGTCAATTCTGAACGGCGTCAGCGGTGCGTCAGAATCATCGCGGTTGGATTCTTTCTGGGAGATAGAGCCGCCACCGAAAAAGATTCCGGTATCGCCTCGAGCTGCTTCGGCCCGAAGCTCTTTGAGTAGGTCACGATAAAACTGCGTTTTTTGAGAACGCGCGCCGCCCATACCCAAGGCGCTGCGGTCTATATCGCGGGCAAATTGCGCGAGGATACCATTCACGGCATCAATCGCGGCAAGTGTTGGGGTTGCCCGTGTTGCGAGAAGAGCGTCCAAGAGCTCGTTGCTCAAGAGCTGTTCGTTGGTGTCCGTGTCGCCTATCTTGAATCGCAACTTGTCGCGATCCGTGGCCAGTGCGTCACTGTATGACCAGCTCATGGTTCAACCCTCTTCCGGGGTCGCCCCCGTCCACGCTTCTCTTGTTTTGGTTTCACTTGGTCGGCAAGAAGACGGTCAGGAACCTCAACGAGAGTTCCCGCCGTCATCATTCGCCGAAAGCCTGGCCAACTGCGGGCATCAGGGACGGGGGTCCATGCCTTGATGGTCCCGTCGTTTGTCCTGATGTCCCGCGTTGGAAAAATCATTATGCAACGCACTCGTTGAAGAATACGCCCAAGTCAGCTCCGGTAACTGCGAAGTCAAACGCGCTCAAAGCTTCGATGCGCTCTGAATGCATTGCTTCTTCGCGGTAGCGTCGGGTTCGCAGTCCTTCGAACTGGTAAGCGCCGCTTACGCCGGTGAAGCTGAACATGTAACCAGCAGATGGGGTCATAAGACCCGGAGAGTCTGGAACGTAGCAGAGAAGAGCGTCATCAGGATCGAACACTCGACCGTAGGAAGCTGTTCCGCTTTCTGGTCCGCTGTTCACGATTGGAGCCGCAACGATAACCTTCTCAACGCCGAAGATTGACGCCATCAGGTCAGTGGTTAGGATTCCGCGCTCAGAATACTTGACTCGATCTAGGATATCATCTGAGTCACGGAGAGCCGTATATACGTCAGATCCCAAAACGAGAACGTTAGGCTTGCGCCCAGTCTTAGACTCAACCGCGTCTTGCTGCGTTTGAATGTCTTTGATTGGGGTTCCGCCTGAAGCACTCCAGAGCGTTCCCGGTGTGATGTCGCCTCCGGTAGTAGAACCGGTCCAGACGCTGGTGGTAAATGCCGCCGCTGCGAAGACTTGGTCACGCTTCAAAAGAAGCTGCTCAGTGACGTAGCGGGTTGTGCTTGTAAGAATATCAAGACCGGCGTCAGCGTTAGCTGCTACCAAGTCGTCGACGTTCATGGCGACGCCGTACTCTTCACAAGAGTAAGTACCAGTCGAAAGCTGGAAGTTTGCAGTTCGAGACCGTGAGCCTGGAGCTCGCAAACCTGCTTCACTTCGTAGGTACGCATCCTTGGAAAAGATATGATATTTATTGGAAAGGTGACTTACGTTGACCGAGGGAAATACCTGGCTGGCAATAAATCGATTTTGTTCTTGGGCGTAAGCAATGGAAACATTGCTCAACGCCTGATCCACATGAACATCTGAAGTAGTCAATGGCATTGATCAATTCTCCTTATGCGGCGCGTGAGCCGGTTGGGTTAAGGAACATGCTCACGGTGTCGCCTGCTGCTGCAGCCTCAAGAGCCTGGCCCATGGTGTAAACGGTGGTATCAGAACCCGCCGCAATGGCGTCCGCTTGGCTGTCCGCTGAGGTCCCGATAAGGTTGCCCGCTGCCAGGGTTCCATCCGCTGAAACTTTAGAGATTCCAAACAGACAAACGGTCGCAGCTTCGCCGCTTCCGGGCTTGTTCTGCAGAATGCCGATTGGGATGTCTGTGATAGCGGAGCACACGTTGACCGTGTTCGCCGCGCTTAATTTTACAAAGTGGTATTGCTTGGCGCTGAGGTCTGCTCCGGCCTCGAACGTTGCGCAAATTTGCTGGCCTGCATATGCCATGATTACTTACCTCCGGTGCGCTGCTCATTATATTCTTGATACAACGCTGGGTTGGTTTGAATTGCTTTAGCAATGGCCGCGGGCATTGTTAGCTTACCGCCACTGGTCTCAACTTCTGATTTTGCAATTTGCTGGATTTTTGCCCACGGGTCGCCCGCGTTCATTTCCGGCACGTTGCGGCCAGCTTCAACAAGAAGAGGCCCGCCCTGAAGTGCTGCGCTCGCAGCTTCCAAAGCTTTTTCAACACGTCCACCGAGCTCGGTGTCGCGTGCTTTAATGTCAATCATCAAATCAACAACTTCCTCAAGGCTGTGGCCTGGGATGTTGCAGAGCGTTGTTTCGGCCTTGGCCAAATACTCGCGGCGCGCTCGCTTGGCGATTTCTTCGCCCAGCTCTTTCTCGCGGTCTTCGAGTTTTTTGGCTAGCTCTTCGCTGCGCTTCCAGATTGCTTGCATCGCGTTCTGGGCTGGCGCTGGAAGATCTCCGAGAGACTTCATCAGCTTTTCTTCTTCTGATTCGTCTGCTTTCTCGGCCTCCTCTTCCATCTTCTCCGCGGCCTCTTCCATTTCGGCTTTGTCCGCTTCTTCTTCTTCTTCGCCAGATGCAGAACGCAGAGCCGCAAGGGCTTCACCTACTGGCATCATGTCAGAATAAGCTTCGAGAAGTTTCATTGCTGCCATCACCGCGTTTTTCGCGTCTTCTGGCATCTCTTCCTTCAGAATGCTTGTAAGCTTCTCAACGGCTTCGCTCTGCCCCTCAGCTTTCAGCACTTCGACCAAGATCTCGTCCATGTCGTTTTCGCTCCGTGATTTCATGATTGGAAATCGTTTTTTCATGTTTGCGCCCGCTTCGACGAGAGAAACCTCAAGGGTCTTGACGTCCTTGAGCGCAGTGATTCGACGCTTGCCCATGGCTTGCCTCGCTTTGTTTTTTGATTGTTTTCGCCCTGGCTCGGGCTGGGTAGGTCAGATTCTCGACCTGTTCGAATTATTGCCCATCTGGGAGATTCGGTCAACCACTTATAAATTCGACCTTCGGCATCTCGCTTGCTTCGATGGGCTCACGGGTCCCGAAGCCGCCGATAGAGAAAGCGTTCAGCTCCCCGGCTTGAACCTTGGCCCAATTCTCAGGGCTTAGTTTTACGCCTAGAATCCAAGAGCCTGAATGCACGAAGTCATCGCCGAAGGGCTTTTTATGCGCTCTGTGCTCTTCGCCGTTTATCGCTTTCTTATAGTCTTCATCGCTTGGATATTTTTCAACCCATGATTCAACTACCTGCGCTTCGGTGGCGCCGTTGTGGTCCAGCCCAATGGTCCGGCTTGATATCATGAAGTTGTGCGCCGTCTCTTCAATCTCTTTGGGGCTTACATAATCATCGTGAGCGTCAACGATATAGGGGTCTAAGACCACGCCATAAACGATGCGCTTGGCTTTGTCTGCTTTATAGATACTGACGGCTTTCTTGGCCTGTTCCCGCTCGTGCTGCCGCAGGATTTTTTCAGCCCATCGCCGCCCTGGGTCGCCGCCCCAGAGCAGATGCGCAACAAGTCCCGCCCCTGGGTAGTCTTTGTCCCTGGGGTTCTTATTGGCTGGCGCTTCCAGGTCTCTGGCGTGGCGAGTGAAGAAATTCACCATCCGCTTGATTGTATCAATGGAAACGCGGCGCCCGTTCTTCAAATCACGAGCCCGCGCAACTCCCACCTCTGTACCGCCTCGCCCATGTTTGGCCCGAAGCATTAGCCCACGCGCCGCCGCGTCTTGGACGCCCAGCGGTGGCTGATAACTCTGCTGCTTTTCCAAGAGCTGGCCGATGCGCTTGAATTTACGCGCCAGCTCTCCGCGCTTATCGCCGCTCTTTCGAATGCTCCACGGGTGCGGAAGGCTGAAGTCCGCGGCCTGGCCCAGTGCGAGCCTAGCAGCTTTACCAAGAGCGACAACGGCCAAGGGGTCGGCGTCCTGGTGCTCTGCGAGCTCGCCCAAATCAATCACGTCCACGGTTGAACGCTCAAGCCCCAGCGGGTCCAAATACTGCTCCTTGAACACTCGGCCTTCAACGCCGCACAAGTGAAACTTGCGAACGCGGTCTAGGTTGCTCGGCTGGCTTACAACGAAGAGAAGACGCTTTTCGGCCTTTTCTTCCTTGCCTGCTTTCGGGTGTCCATCTGGAAGCAGGTCATAATCAGTTGTATACTTTGGGTTCGATGGCCGCCCAGAGCTTAAAAGCTTTAGGAACGCATTGACGCGGGCCATCGCCCACTGGTCCCGGCTTTGCACGCTTGGCCGGTGGCTTGTCGAGAATGCGCCAGCCCCTCGCCTGAATACGGCCTTAAGTGCGCCTAGGTTTGCCCGCTTGGTCTTATCATCGCCCACCTTATCGTTGTGCTCGTCGCGCTTTGTTTCAAGGGCTTTGATGTTTGCTTCACTTAATTCAATACCGCCGCGTTGCCCACTGGCGGAGCCTTCGGGGTTTGTGTCGCTTCCAGTTCTGCGCTCGCTCGGCTTGGCTGGTGTCTTCGGGTCGTCGTTCTTCTCATATCGCGAACCAGTGCGAGCGGTGGCCGTTGCGGCTGCCAGCTCTTTGTTCCCGGTGCGCTCAAGAATTGCATTATAGATTTTGTCCCACTCTGCGCCCTTGGCCAGCCTCTCAGGGTCGTGCTCGTCAATGACTTCAAAAGCCACGGATTCGGCTGCGCCTTCATGGGGCACGTAATCGCCGACCATAAGAACCGGCCCGCCCTCATATTCCATCCAGTGGTAGCCATCTGGTGCTGCGATATTAACCGTCTTCATTTTCTTCACCTTCCCCATAAGCTTTGATGGATTCCTCAGCCATTGCCACGGCGTCCTGCTCTTCCTGTCGCGCGGTCATGGAATCCACCGCTGGAAGATTTGCATACTCGCGAACAAAATCCTCAAGCTTATCGTCTGGCGTCAGGATACCGGATCCTACGAGGCCAGAAAGCGCCCCGGTCAACTCTGCGAGCTCTGGCGTCTCGATGTCATCGTAGGCAAGCCGTGGGAAGTCTTTTTCGGCGAAGCCATTCAAGCGCATCAGTTTTGGAATTGCATGGTTGTTAAACTCTGCGCTCATGCTGTCCAGGTACGTTCCAAGAGCCTGGGCAAATAGCGAGGTCTTGGTGTCAGCCAGTGCATAAGAGCCCACCGACTCGGAGCCCAACAGAATGAACTCGCCCAGCATGCTCATCGCAATTCGGGATTCATACCGCTTGATGATTTCGTTGACGTCAATGGGGCGCCGTCCGCCTGCGCTTAGTAGCTTAAGCTTGTAGCCGCTCGGGGAACCGTCCGCCAGCTGCTCGCTTGGAATAACCAAGCCTTCATATTCATCGCGCCCAACGCGCTGAATCATATTTTTCATTGCGGCCAGTACAGCCTTCTCGCTTGCGCTTGCGCTGCTTGCCAAGATTTGAAGCGGAACCTCGAGGACCGGGAGACCTGCTAGGTCCCGGCTGATACCTATGGCCTCATATGTGGAAATCTTCTTTTTGTAATAGTAGGAAATGTAGCACCCGCGCAGTATGCTGCGGCCTTCCGGGTTGTTCTTATGCGCGTCCGCTCTGAATAGTAGAAACTTATCCCGCGGAATGTAGCGCATGTTATAGTTCGGCGGTGGCTGCTGGTAGACGCCCAGAATTGAACCGTCTTCGTTGTCGATGTCCCATTTCCAAACCGACTCCTGGGCTCGAATCGGAAAGCCTCGCCAGCCTATACGATTGTCTGAGAATTTTGATTTGAACCGCTTATCTTCTTCGGTTGGTCCGCGTCTAATCTTATAGGTGATTTCGTTGACTGAATATCCGAAAGTCAGAAAGCTCAGAATCTCGCTCAACGTGTCCGACCAAGTCTGTTCCATGTCTTCGAACAAGCATTCCGAAACAAACTTTGCCGCCGCCTTGGCTTCTGGCGTATCGTCGGCTTCTCGAATCTCCCAACGGGTCTGACGCACCAGCGTCCGGATGGCGTAGAGAATGCCGGTGATAACCGGCTCGTTCATGCTCATCTCTTTGAACATGCGCGCCGCCTTGTCGCCTTTTAGGTCAGGCAAAAACTCTTCGGAGATTTTACCGTCCCACTGCTTGAGGCCACTGGCGCCGATTATATCAAGCGTCTCGTCTCTGTTCTTTTCTTCTGCCATCTTGTCCATTCCTTTTGTGACTATAGCTCAGTCAATTTGCTCGGAGTTATGCCCATTCGCCGTTCATATTCTCGAACCTGGGCTGGGGTTGGTGTTGCGATTCCGCATCTACAGTTTGCAGTGTGCTTAATGGGCCCATTGGGGTCGCCGGGGTACATCATCCTTGTCCCATCGGGCAACTTGAAAGGCTCGCCCATTGGGGCAATTTCGCCGCGCATTTCCTGGTGACCTCTGCCGCCGTCGCTTCGCTCAGGCATCCACATTTTATATTTTCGACCTGTCGCTTTGAGTGCTTCAAAGTTGCCGCGGTTTTGCGCCATGCCCATTTCAGTCCGAGCAATCAGCGAAGCCCGCGCGAAAACATCACGGGTGATTCGTGGCCCGCGCTCCAGAGGCTCGAGAATTCCTCGGCTTGGCTTCTGATTCGGCGCCAGCACTTCAGCCCCATCGGCGTAGAAAGAAAATCGAATCCGCCGCGCGAGCTCTGCTTGAGTGATGCCAGGGTCTTCCGTCAGCCATTGGGCCATAAACTCACGCATCTTGCTTTTGAACTCATCGTCAACGTTTGTGAGCATCGCCGTTGCTTCGTTCTTCTTCTCGTTGAAGTATTGCTGGTAGAACGTCGGCGAAACCTTAAACTCTGGGTCTTCTCTTCGGCCTGCGTCTTCCACTTCGCGGATTCCGCTCACTGTCAAAAGCGTCGCCATTTGCTCGATAAATCTTTCGCGGTCTGCTGCGCTCTTTCGAACCATGCCCTTGACGCGCTTAACTTCTTCATCGACCAAGACCCGATAATACCGGTCAAAGATGGCTTTGATTTTCGGAGCAAGGGCTTTGCTCCGCGCTTCAGCCTTGCGGGCGCCAGGGCCTCGCCGGGTTCTTCCCATCGGTGCGAACCGTCGCCGCGCTTTCGCCTTGCGTACCTCGCCCCTCATAACCACGCACTCGCCACGAAGCCATCATCAGGATTAATCGCAATATCGAAGCTCGGCAGCATGTCCAGTTCGGTGCAAGCCCACACAAAAGCGTCCAGCCTGTCGGGGGATTTCTTGCTTAGGCCGGGGACGTAGTTGGTCAATTGATCCTCGAGCTCTGGCCATATTCCGACGAAATGAATGCGGCCCTGTTCCGTCCGGCTGGCGATAGGCTCCGCGCGCGCGTGCTTCCCTCGAGATGCATGGACAAGCTTGACGGCTGCGTTTCTATCGAGCTGGGCGGTGATGCTCTTCCATGTCTCGCCGCCTTGGTTTGACTCGAAAACCACGCAATCAGCTTTGTGGAAATGATACGCCTCGAGAGCTCGTCTGCAAACAGCATCCGGCGTGCCCCTCATACTGATATCGTCGAGAATAAACATGTGACCTTTATCCCCCAGACCTGCGACAACTATTCCCGATTCGTCCGCTTCGTCTGAGCTGGTCACCGCGGGGTCAACTGCTACGACTATCCGGCGCAGGGTCGGCGCCTCTTTCACTCGGTGCTTATCGATATCGCTGCGCATAAATAGCGCGCCGGGTAGCTGGCTCAAGAGCTCGCCTTCGAGTTCCTGGCGGCCCAGGGTCGAGCCTTTGTATCGGTCATGAATCGCGCGGATGAAATCCCTGCTGAGGTTCTGCCGGTTGTCCATGGTGGCGCCGCGTGTCAGGTATGTGCGCGGGTCCTCGGCAATCCGGCGCAGCCTTGCCAGGGGTCTCGGCGTCGTGGTCACAACACAACGCGGATTGTCGCCAAGTCGAAGACCAAACTGAAGCTGGTCCCAGGTATCCCACCGAGGCCACGCCGCCAGCTCATCGGCCCAGGCTATATGGTGCTGTGGTCCGCGCAGCTGGTCAGGCTTGTCTGCGCTGTACGTGCTCGCCATTGAACCATTGGCCCAAGTCACCCGCCGCTTACTTGGTTCGTATTCTGGCCGGTCGGCGCCACCGCAAGCCAGGATGCCAGACTGGCCTTCAACCATAACATCCCGGGCATCGGCGGCGGTTCGTGCAACCAGGGCAATCCGGATGCCGGGGTTGGTCATCGCCATCATGTGCACCCACTCGGCGCCGGTCCTGGTCTTGCCCCATCCGCGCCCCGATTGAATCAGCCAGATGCGCCAGTCCCCGTCCGGCTGCAGCTGTTCCGCTCTGGCCGTGAAAAGCCAGTCATTCTCGAGGGCTGCGATTTCTTCCTCGTCCAGCGAGTTAAGAAACGTCGTCCGGCTCTTCACTGGCAGCGAGGCGAGCCAGTTTAGCCAGGAGCCGTTCCCGGGCATCGCTGATTTCATGTTTGATAGGTCCCCCATCCGGTCCACTTATCTCCTGCTTTACGGTCGTAATCATGTCGTGGCGCCGCTCCAGAATCCACTGCGCAGGCTTGTGCCCGCCGTCCGCCGCGGCGTCGCGTTCCACGTAGCCCAAAAGTCTTTCCTGTGCCTCGGCTCGGTTTTGGTCAATCTTCTCCATAAACTCTGCAATGCCCGGCTCCGCCGTACCGTTTCGGTATTGTTCCTGGTACTTGTGAAAGGTGGCCGGGGCCATACCCGCTAGGGCGCAAGCTGCCCGAATTGTACAGTTATTATTGATGGCCTGAAAAAAACGCTTCTGCTTTGCCGGTGTGAGAAATTGTATACCGCCTCGGCGCCCCGTCTTCTTTTTGGCCTTCTTCTTCGCCGCCATCAAAGCACCTCGATGATTGGTTCTCTCGCTCTGTCTTTCCATACCCAGACTTCGCGGCTGCAATTGGTCGGCGCCACAAAAGAGTTCAGCGTCTCCATCTCAACCGAGCCAGGCCGCCGATTCGCCTTCACTTGAACCAGTCTCACCCCAGCCGGTCCAATCGCAATCACATCCCATTCGCCAAGGCTTGCCGCACTGCGGCAACACTTGTAGCCCGCCGCCTCCAAAACTCTCATAGTTTTGTGCTCGAGCCGGGTCCCTTTGGCCTTCGTATTGATGCGCTTTTTCTTAGGCTCCGCCATTTTCGCCCCCTGCTTGGCATTATAAGCAAAACCAAGAAAACAACAACCAACCGCCAAAAAGTACGTTTTTTCTGCACTGCGTTAAACAGGACCAAAACCGGGCCTATATCTCTCCTGTCTTTGACGCACTGCGAAAATATGGCATAATCTGTCACCGTCTAGTGACGTATTTTTTGCCAACAAAGAAACCCCAACATGGTTGTTATTATTATATATTTCATATACTCTATTATATTGATACCTAATTCTGTCATTTCGCACCGGGGTACCCCCTTACTTTACAAACTGCCATACGTTGCCATACAAAAAACTAGGGGGGTAGGGGGTCGGTGCGAAATTCAATAATTGGGTTAAGTGCTTGAAATCGTTGAAATCAATATGTCACCAGGGCGGTGACGAATTGTTCCATAATTATAATTCAGGGATTTCTTAGGACGTTGCCCGATTTCCGGGGCCATGGCGATTCTATCAGCTTTTCAAGGCCATGTCACATGGGTTTAATTGTTCCCCGTTTGGGGTCAATTTCCCCCATGTGGGCCGATTGGGACGCTTGGGCCGTTGTCCGGAAAGGGTAGGGGCTTTCCGGACGACTCTAATTGTCGTGTCTGGTATCATCCGGCATCAGGGCCAGCATGACTTCAAAATAGACGTCAAACGGGGTCTCATCGATTGGCTCCCCGGTCGGCTCTTCGCATAGCGGACAAAACCGAGAGCCACGCCAAACCGCATCGCATTCAGCGCACTTCCTCAAAGTCTTATCTTTAATTGGCATATTCGGCCCCGTCTTCTACAGCCACAAAAGCCTGACGCTTTCGCCCAGCGCCCCGGTGCTCAATTTCAACCAGTGCAATTTCGCCCGCATCAACCAGAGCCCGAACCGCCTCGGCGTGTTCTTTCGGCTTAAGCCTCTTAAATCGCCGCTTCATTTCTCTATCAGTCATGCCCCGTTCACCTGCTGCCGTCACCGCCTCAAGTATAGCTTGACGCCTTGCGCCGAACTCACTCCCAGTCATCTGGGTGCCAACGGCTTCAACGAGTCCATTGAATGCATGGCCGGAATAAACCACCGCCCATTCCATGGCCTCCCGGTCAATCCTCGGCGATTGCTTCGAGCAAGCCACAATAGCCGCCAGCCGCATGGCAATCTCAACCGAACGAGCCAGCAAAACATCCATCCCGCTATTGGAAAGCCTGCGGCGCCTCTTTACTGTCTCGGCTTCAAAAGCATCCAAGACTTCATAGGCCGCTGGTGTGAACTCAAGTTCAACGGTCTTCGGCGCCACGTCGTGAACCTCAACCCCGGCCAGATTACCACCGCCCGCATCACGCATGGATTGAGCCCACCGAACAACGCCAGCCGGTGGCGCCGCTTTAGTTTGTCCACGTTTACGAGCTCCGCATTCCGCATCACTATTCACAACGAGAAACCGGCCCAGCATCCCCGCTTCGATATCTGCTTCACCGATGGCCGAATAAAACTGCTTTGGCGTCGTCATGCTGTACAGCGTGATAGCTGGCCGCAGCACCTTAAGCCGCTCAACGTCGCCCCTCTGTTTTTCTGTCAGACCCATAGACGAGTATGCGCGCGGTCTAAGCGTCCCATCGAGCCGCCCGAAAGCCTCAACGAGCGTTGTCACTGCCTCCTGGAGCTGGCTGTTGCCCGACGCGCTGCACGCCTGCAGGTATTTCCCAAACTCATCAATCACGGTGATATGCGTTGGACGGTCCCGAAGCTCGGAATATACCGCGCCCGGGCTGGTGTAGCCGCTGCCGCCTATGAGGTCATCGAGACCTGCTGCGTCAAGAATTTTCTCAATGGCCTTTTTGCCGTACTCTTTGCCGGTGCCGGACTTGGCCACGGTTAGGAAATAAAGGCTTGTAAAGTTTGATTCCGTTGTCACGTACTTGCGGCCAAGGACCACCGAGCCCAAAGCCAGAGCAGATTGGACCGCCATCTCTACATGGGGCGCCGGTGCCGTCTCCATATACCACCGCACGAAATCACCCAGAATGCCCGGTATAGTGTGAAGCTTCGCCGGTAGCGCACTGATAACAGTCTTGGGCTTTTTAATCCTTATAGGCTCAGTGGTAGGCTCTATAGGCTTGTCTTCGGGATGGTTTCGCTGGTGGCTCTTGAATACTGAAACCGCCGTTTTGTGAAGCTCCCTGGCCTCCAGCGGGACCGGGTTTCTTTCGTTCCAGTCCGAAACCTTCTTGAAAGCCCGGTTGAAGTCATCACCCTCATGGATGAACTGCCCAACAAGTGAAGCCGCCGCATTGTTGCGGCCCTCATTCTCACCGACTGGCCGCCCGTCATGCGGGATTTTAACGCCGGACACGTCAAAGATATTTCCAGGCTGCCCTCCTGGCGGGAAGACCGTCCCAACCGGCCCATTCGTCCCAATGGCCCGCATCAGCTCAAAAATCACATCAGGAGAACGATAAGCCAAATCATCAAAATCATCGATGCCATCGAAGACAACTAGATCGTACACCGCCCGTTCAACGCCGTAGCCCTTCAATTTCAAATCTCTATCAGCCGTTCGCACGCTCCCCGGCGCCACCACATAAGATCCCTTCGAGCTATCACCGCTTGGCGAGCAAAAAATATCCACACCGCCCATAATGCGAGATGGAATCTTGGCCCCTGGGTCAGTTCGAAAATATAGATGCCGCCCGCGCGGCGTCTGCACTTCAAAATTGCTATGCCCGACGATGCCACGAATCAGCGGCTCTTTCTCTGGCTTGTCGATATCAACCACAACCAGGCCGCGCCCGGTTCTTATGCCCAGATTGAACGCCGGAGCCTCGCCGTCAATTGCCTCCAGCTCTTCAGCTGTCACAGTGTTGCCCGTGCTGAAAAGGTTCCAGCCTTCTGTCTTTACTGCATTGGTTCCGCGCTCGCCGCGCAGCAAGCGCCCATTGAATATTGAGGCCAGTTCGCACCACTGCGCCGCCGTAAAATTCGCCATCATTATTACCCCCTCTTTGAATTATTTTCTGGCTTCTTCCAGTGCATCAAGACCCATAATGATAGCAAGACGCACAACGTCAGCCCGCCCAGCTTGCCCGCTTGGAAAGCGCCGGACGTCTTTGCTTAGGTCTTCCGCAACGCGGTCGGCCCGTTCTAATATCTCCGTTGAAATTTTGATTCCGTAAACTGTTGACTCACTCATGGATTTATCTCCTTTAAAATTTGATTAACTCTCAGTCCCACTTGGTAAGCCACCTGCGGGACCACTGCGTTTCCTAGCGCCCTTATCTGTTCTCTTCGACGTCCAGCCATCCCTCGGGGAAGCCCATCAACCACCGGACAAACTCTGGACTCAATTGACCACCCATGACTTCTGGCAATTGCGGGGAGTGCCCGTTCTCTTTGCGCCCTTTGCCGCTTTTCCAGTCTCGAGCGGCTGGGGTCGGAAGCATCATGCGCTTCACTGCGGTTGCTAGCCCGTCTCCGCTTGTCTTCGATGCGCCCTTTTTGTTGTAGTTCCCGCAGACCGTTGGCGTCGGCAACATCTCTCCAGGCAACGATGAAAAGGCGATCACGTCTGTGCCGCGCCCCGACGGCTGCCGCGCTGATAATATCCCATTCACAAGCGTACCCGAGCTGGGCAACGGAGCAGAGAACTTCGGACAATCCCCGAGAAGTGAGTGCTGGAACGTTCTCAGCGACCACGACTCGCGGCAGAGCCAGGCCAATGAGCCGGTGCATTTCCCACCAAAGGCCGGAGCGGTCCCCAGCCAGACCGGCCCCCTTTCCTGCGACGCTGATATCCTGGCAGGGGAATCCGCCGCAGATAACGTCGGCGCCTCTGATATCTTCAAGCTCAACTGTTCTGACATCTTCAAACCTTTCAGCGTCGGGCCAGTGTTTGGCTAAGACGCGCCTACAAAAATCATCTTGCTCAACTTGCCAGCAGGTACGCAGCCCCGGAATCGCTGCCTCAAGCCCCAGCTCGAGCCCACCGATACCGCTAAATAGTGAGCACATTTTAAGTTCTTTTTGCATTTTCTTTGTTTTAGCATTGAAAAGTATTTGACGTCAAATGCAAAGCATGTAAATATAATCATGTGAGGCAATGACGCTTCACCGAACGAAGGAAAGAACGATGGATTTAGATGCTCAAACACTCGCCAAACTTACCGAAGCCCAGAAGCTTGTAGGTCAAAAAGTCCGGTCCCGGATTTACGACACAGAGAAAACAGTCTCCGAGGTATACGTTGTCGACAAGGATGATTGTGGCCTTGTTATTTGTGTTGACTTCACCGACTGCACTTATTGTGAGCTTTCTGACATTATTTAAAAACCAAACCAAACAAACGAAAGAAAGAACGATGACAAACAAGCAAGAACCCAACCCCCTAGACGCTCCGACAATCACGCGGCTCTGTGATTACGTTTCAGACTTGAGCCGCCAGCTGGACGCAGCCCATCAAACAATCCGAGCAATTGACCAGGAACGCCGCGCGGAGGCCGAACGCCACCGCAAGCAAGTGGATAAGGAAATCATCCGTCTGCGCGGCGAGTTTGGCGAAGAAATCGTAGCTCTCGAAATGCAGCTTATGCACGAACGCAGCGAACGCGAAGCCGCGCAACGCACCATTGCAAGACTCGGCGGCGGCTTAGATGAGTTTGAATGGCCAGTGTGCGCAAACGATGACTGCGTGAACGAGGTCAGAAGCAAGCGCAGCAACGCGCTCTACTGCTCCGATCAGTGTAAATGGGCAGTGCAAAAACGAAGAGCTCGCGCAAAGCTTGCACCGTGTCAAAATGATAAATGCCGCAAGAAAATAGAAGGCAGACGAAAGAACGCCCGCTACTGCTCCCCTCAATGCAAAAACGCCGCCGGGGTTCGCCGTCACCGCTCAAACAATGGCGAAGGTAAGTGATGACTCTCGACAAGTACCGAATCGACTGGGCCTGCGGCCACGTCTACGAATATCAGCCGGAGCATAGTGCTTATTATTTTATCGGTGATTTTTACAGCTACGGAATCACGCACGACGATAGCAACGCGCAAGCAATTGCGAAGATTGAAAACAAAAAACAAGGGGGTTTCTGATGGCCTTAATGGCTTACAAGATGCGCCGCTCTGGCGGCAAGGTAGAGGTATATCATCGGACGCATGGATGGGTTGAGGCTCTAAGCATCAAACCAGACACGGTCAAAATCAAGCGATACGATGCGCGAGATGGTGGCTTTGTGGTCCATAACGAATCACACGATAATTTCAGATTGACCGGCGAAGCTTGAACCCTTCGGCGAAGCTGGTCAAGCCTCGGCGGGTCGCGCAATCCCGCCGGGGCATTCTCAAAATGCGAAAGGAAACTTGAACCATGAAGATAACCAGAACAAACGACCTCGGCGGTCACTTTCTCAAGATGGTAATTTATGGCGAAGCTGGCGCAGGTAAGACGCGGCTCGCTGCAACAACCGGAGCCCCCACTGTGGTGATTAGCGCAGAAGGCGGCCTGCTGTCTCTACGTGACCACGATATCACAGCGATTGAAGTCAAGAGCATCGCCGATATTCAAGAAGCGTATAAGTGGGCGGTAGGGTCCAAAGAGGCGCAGGGCATCCAATGGGTATGCCTAGATTCAATCTCTGAAATCGCGGAAGTTTCACTTGCCCACGAGAAAGCAGAGAACAAAAACACGATGCGCGCCTATGGCCAAATGGCGGACCAAATGACCAGTTTGATTCGCGCGTTTCGAGACCTGCCAGAGCGGCATGTCTACATGACCGCGAAGCAAGAAAGAACCCAGCTGGACGATGGGTCCATGATTTTTGGCCCATCGATGCCGGGCAAAAACTTGACTCAGGGCCTCGCCTACTTCTTCGATGAAGTCTTCGCTCTACGTGTTCACACTGACGAAGAAGGCAACATCCAGCGATGGCTTCAGACTTCGGCCAACGGTACGCACACTGCGAAAGACAGAAGCGGCGCGCTTGAACTTTTTGAACCTTGCGACCTGTCGCAAATTAAAACCAAAATCCTAGGAGGATAATTAAATGGCAAATCTATCTCACATCAATATCGATAACGTAGACATTGGACCGGACGCGGGAACAGGGTACGGCCTTCTACCCGAAGGCAAATACCTCGCGAAAGTCACAGAATCCAAAGTACAGCCAACGCGCTCAGGCAATGGCCAGATTCTCGAGCTCACTTGGCAGATTCAAAGCGGCCCACATGAACGGCGCCTCGTATGGGACAAGATTACCATCGTACACAGCAGCGAGCAGGCTCAAGAAATTGGGCGCAAGCAATGGAAGAAAGCACTGCGCGCCGCTGGCATTGACCATAGCCCGCAAGACTCCAGCGAAATCCACGGTAAACTGGTTCGGATTCAAGTTAAGACCAAACCAGCGAGCAATGGATACGAGGCTTCAAACGCCATCGCAGCTTACTACCCAGCGCCGAAACAGGCAGATATGAGCCAGCCAGCTCAAGCACCGATAGCGGGTGAACCTCAAGCGGCGCCACCATGGGGCGGCAATCAAGGCCAGGGTACGGTTCCATTCTAACAATCAAACCAGGGGCTGGCGGGAGTGATTCGCACCCGCCAGCCGGGGGTATTTTCTGATGGCAAAACTTCCGAAGATGCAATCGCCAACAATAGCAGAGATTTATCATCAAATTCGACGCGCCGCCAGCCCGTGGCAACGTGACCACTTGGGATGCTCTGGGCTTGGTGACGATTGCGAACGGAAAATCTGGTACAACTGGCGCTGGTGGCGTCCGCCGGAATTCGATGGCAGAATCCTTCGACTATTTCGTCGCGGCGAGATTGAAGAGACTTGGCTGATTTCAGACTTGCGCGCGGCTGGTGTTGAAGTAAGTGAGGGCCCAGAGCTCGGCAAACAATGGCGCGCCAGTGCGTTAGGTGGGCACCTGGGCGGCTCTATGGACTCAGCCTTGCTTGGGCTTAAGGAGGCCCCCAAAACGTGGCATTGTGCCGAATTTAAGACCCACAACCGCAAAAGCTTTGACGATCTGGAGAAGAAGCGAGTTCGAAAAGCGAAGCCCATGCATTACGCCCAGATGCAGCTATATTGCCATCTTTTCGGCCTGAGCCGCTGGGCCTATTTCGCGGTGTGTAAAGATTCGGATCGCATCTACTTTGAGCGGGGCGAGTATGACAAATACTACGCTGGTGAGCTCGTGGAAAAAGCCCGGCGTATTATTGAATCGTCAGATCCACCCGCTAAAATTTCAGAGCGGGAAGATTATTACCAGTGTCGCTGGTGCCACCACCGCGAAGCGTGCCAGGCCGAAATCATCGGTCCGGTTCAAACTTGCCGAAGCTGTAAACATGGCAAGCCAGTGATTGAGGGGGAAGGAGGGCAATGGGTTTGTAACTTGAGCGGTTCGCCGCTCAGTGGGGAAGAGCAGCGAAAGGGCTGCGCAAAATATAGCCAGATTGGAAGCCGCGCGCTTCCAGTTTTTGGGGGATAATCAAAATGGGAATTGCAATTCTATATGGATTCGGCGTGATTGCGCTGGGTTTGATTTGTTCGGTGCTTTACGAGAAGCGCCAGAGCCGGAAACTGATTGACCGCTTGCGTTCTGAAGTGCTGAACCATCAGCGCAAGAACGCAATGACGGAATATCACGAGCCGGGAAGCTGGCGGCGGTGATGTTTAAAAAAACAAGTTACTGCCAAGGATGCATCCGGACGGATGTCACATTGAAACTGACCAAGGCCGACGGGAAACCCTATTGGCTTTGTGAAAAGTGTTTAAATCCCTTGCCTCGTAAAGCTTACGAGCTGGGTCGGGCCCATAGTCGTAAGAACTGGCCCGGAGAAGAAGAAACCAAAAAGGCCAAGTAAGGCCAAAAAAATAAGGGGTATTTGATGAGAGATATTATGGACCGGCGCCCCAGTGCGCCTAGACAAGAGAAACAAGACGATGGCTGGTGGTTTAAGGGGCTGCTCTTCGTCGCAGCTGTAGCCATGACCGTGGCCCACTTTGGGCTTCAACGAAGCTTCGCGCTCGAGCGTGCCGCCGTCGGTGAAAGAAACAAAACCCTTGCCGAACTGGTTCAGCAAACAAAGATTCTCGACAAGCTCAAAGAAGAAGATTCCGAGAAGATGCGAGCTCAGGAGCTAGAGCGTTTTGTGGATTACTCAGACGAAGACCGGGCCGGGCTGGCTGCAATTATCGAGGGGGCGAAGTAATGGGGAAGCGAGAAAAACCAAGAGAGTTGTTAGACCTGGAAAATTGCCAACGGCTTATGGCTGAAATCGAGCACGCCTGCAGCGGCCTTGCGTCTTATGGCTCGGAGTTTGTTGGACGCAGCTGGTGCAACGATAGTGAAACCCACATCAAGACTGCTGCCATCTACGAGGAAACGGTTAAGACTCTGCGCGCAGCCTATCGGGGCTTAAGTGTGGCGGAAGAACTTCTGGAGTCAGAGGCCGCTTCGGCTCTACCCATTCGTCGCCCTGGTGTTGTTCGTCGTTTGTTGGGAGGTGGCGGTCGTGCTTAAAACTCTGTTCAATGTCCTGGCCTGGTGGACGGTTATGGTCCTGTCTCTTTCCGTGGTGGTCGTCAGGCTTTACGAGAAAGGGGTCCGCCCTGGCCTTCTAGCTGCCGGATGCGCTGCGGTTCTGCTTGTCTTGTTTTTCTACATCAGAGGCATTTCAAGAAAGAATGAATATAACCTTGGTCTGGACGGCGTTCATTTTGACAAGCCACTGCCTCTTAAACTGAGACAAGAGCAGGCCCGATATTACACTTGGTTAAGAAAAGAAAAAGAGCACGAGGGAATGGACCCTGACGATGCTTCACACTATGCATTGAAAAGGGCCAGTGTGGCTTTTATTGACAAGTACGGAATTAAACAAAAGCCATTTAGGGGAGGAAAATGATGGGAAGCTTTTTAGGTTGGACGCTTGGATTCTTCGGCGCTGTTGGCGTCGCTATGCTGATTCGCGAGGGGTATGAAAAATACGCGCGCGAGAACTTGCGGCGCAAAATAGAAAAAGCCTATAACGATTAATCACCGGCCCCGCTCGCAAGAATGTGAAATTTTGCGGATCCCTCAAACAGATTCAAAAGATTTTTAAAACCTAGAGCGGGGCCATTTTAAACAATAGCGCAGACGTATCCGCCGCACATGAAGTATTGCGCTAGGCTCACCGCGGCCAACTGTATTTCGACCATCTCGCCATCCCTCCACCTTGTTCGCCTCTGGTATCCAGATGCACCCAGCCATTGTACAAGCCAAGACCATAGGTCACGCCTCGGCGCCTCGCTGCGTTCTCAAGCTCAACGTAAAGCCGGAGAATGTGTTCTCCGTGGCGTTTGGTGCTTTCTGAATAAGTTACATCCGCCGCATATCCAACGCCGCCACGGGGCAAATGCCAGCTCTTAGGGGCGCCGCCCACTGCTTGATTGTGAGACTCACAGCGCAGTCCGCTCGAGATTCGAAGCGGTACGCCAAGAGCCTTTCGGGTCTCGTCTAAGATACTGACCAAGAGCTGGCTGGGGTTTGATAGATTGCAACAAGGGCAAGCAAACTCAGCCGCGTTGAAATATTGTCCGACCCGGCCCATTACCAATTCACCCGTAGCCCAGTCATCGCCTGCCAATTCCGAGCCGTGTCCACGCTGCCGCTGGCAAATAGAGACACGCTTTCATTGATTCGAGAGCTAAAAGAAGCGTCAAGCTTGCCAACATCATTGACAACGCCCACGCCAAGCGTAAAGAGTCCCGAACCCGGCGCCATGGCGGCAGCTTTATTTGCCCCAGAGAGCGCCGCATTGATTAGCTCTTGGGGTCTTGCTTTTTTGCGAGCTCACGCGCCGCTTGAACCTGAGCGGCCCCGATGGCTTCCTTCCCTTTTACCATCGAGCGCCCCATGGTGTAACTGCCACCGCATACCGCCGCAAGAATGCCGCCGATGATTTGCGTCCATTGGTTGCCTTCGATAGACGCAAGCACCACCCCGCCAATCATGCCTATAAGCGTAATAATCATTTCGCTCGTTTTGATTCCTGGTTTCATTGTTCCCCCCTCACGGCCATAGCCTGCGCTCGGCCTCTTTCTTCAGCTTCTTTCAGTCTCACGTCTTCAAGCAACTTGAAAACGTTGGCGCCTGTTTCGGTTGTCACCCTGTTCATGTTATCTGACAGCGTTTCAACTTTTGTTACTTTTGTATGAACGTCATCAATCTTGTCATTGATGCGTTCAAGCGTTTGGCCGGTAGCCGCAAGGCACTCCGTCATCTGCCCCATTTGATTCGCAATCTCGGTTTGATGCAAATCAACTTGAACAGGCTTGTGACCATTGCCCATCTTCTTGTCGACGAGTTTTTCTATCACTTTGATGAGGGCCATCAACGTGGCAAACATCGCCCCCGCTTCTACCATGCCCCCTTCCATTTTACTCCTCCGGGTCCGGCAATGCAGCAACCCAGGCAGCAGCTTGGGCCTGGTTTAACATCTCATAACCAAGGGCTCGAAACTTATCGAAGTCACCATCAACCTCTAGACCCAGGCAGCTAATCTTAAACACTCGATGCGTATCTGACTGAGCACCCAGGCCAAAACTTCTGCTCTGCGTACTAAAAGTTGGGTGGACGGTGGTTACGTTGCCGTCGTCATCCGTTACATCAAAATCGTACTGAGTAACTTCAGCCGGAAACTCGTTATCGAGATCCGCCAAAGGCACCAACATATAAGTCCAAGACCATTGCGACATCATAAACCCCTCACGACTCGAAGGCCGCTCGAATATAAAAGCTTTACTTCATTAGCAGAAAGTTCACGTGCATAGATTTTTGGATACGCGATTGCTCCAGCCCATTCAGCAGTTGTGCTGGCTCCGCCGATAACGAGAGGCCCTGTAGATGGATTCGTCTGCGTCCTTGCGCTGATATCTTCACCGCTCGTTTGAATCGCCCCGTCCATGTATTGATCGGCCGTGGTCCAAGTAGAGCCGCTCGTTTTCAAAATGAAAACGTAGTGGTGCCAATCATTGTCTGTAAGCGTCCCGCTTCCTATATCAGTGGTCCCTGTACCGTCCCCAAAGTTGAACTGGATTGAGTCTCCGGCGTCGTCTCTTATTCGCAGATAGTATCTACTGCTGCCGCTATCTTTTTGAAGAATAGCTGTAGACGATCCGTTTCCTAGGTTCGTCATCTTGGCCCAAATTGAGACAGTAAACCCATCAGTGACAGTGGGGTTCAAATCGGTATCGCTTGGGATAGTCACATAAGAATGACCATCTAAATTGATTACGGCACTGTCTGCGCGTTTTTCTTCAGTGTTTCCGAATACCGTTGTTCCCGCTGTTGCTCCTTCTGGCAAAACTGAAAGAACAGGACTACCTGACGCTGTTGCGTCGTTGTTATAGGACGTTAAATCCTGGGAAGTAAAAGCATTGTTTATCTTCCACCAGCCCTTTAAGTTGCTACTTACATCGTAATTCCCAGAATCGGACAAGAGATCAAAACCTTGAACACCTGAGTTATAGATCGCCGTTACTGCGTCAGCGTCAAGCACCGTCTTCCACATAGCGCATTCTGAGATGTAGCCGTCGAAAGCTCTTCCGTTTCCAGCTTGGTTGCCGATGATCTTATTGCTGTTATCTGCGTTGACTGTACCTGTCGGGTCAGTGTCTTCCGTGATGGCTTTTGAACTGGCGTTCACGTAGATCACAGGATCGTTCGCGACGTCAGATGCGTCATAGGTAATCACAATATGGGACCAAGAGCCTATGGGCACATCCAGGTTCGTTGTTTTCCAGTTGCCATCATCGCCGTCGAAAAAATGAATAAAGGCGAGTTGAGCGTTCCCCCCGCTTTCACCTTGAATCAAAAACAAATAACCCGTGTTTGATGCATCGATTAATCTTCCAAAGTTACCTTCCCCGTCAGAGAACGGACAGATCCAAAACGACATTGAACCGCCGGAAGCGAACAATGCGTTGATGTCTGAATCTTGCGTGATTGTATATAAGTCGTCCACCTGCGAAAGATAACGAGCACTGCTTGGCATCAATCCCAATTGAGGGCACGGTGACTCTTCTTTACGATCCATCCCCGTGCCGTAGGCTTCCGCGTTAGACTTAGCCGTTCCCAAATCCATAAAGTACAGGCCATCAAGACTGTTGGGGCTAGTGTTATCAAAATCAGACAAGGGCCAAAATGAGATTAGGTTCGATGAGGTTGCGCCCGTTGGCAGAACTTGTTCGGGGTTATTGTATAGCTCAGTGATCTGGTCAGCACTCAAGGCAGTGTTGAAGATCTTGACATGGGACATTGAACCAGTAGCGAGCTTAGTCGGCGTCGATGCGTAGTTGCCGCCAAGCGTCATGCGCTGGCCGCTGGTGCCCAGTGCTATTGAATTGTTATAGGTGTCAGTATCCGACCCAATAACACCGTCCACATAACCTTCTAGGGTTCCGTTATTTGCACGAAGAACAATGTGCCTCCATGCGCCGTCGTCCCAATTTGCACTGACTTGAGTTTCATAAACGCGAGCGTGCTGCCAGCCTGCATCGTCGGCGACTGAACATTGCCAGTAGGCTGGATTTTGATCTGCTCTTAGCGTTACTTGATAGCCCGTCGAACCACCACTGAACTTCATTAGAAACGTTTGCTCTGTAGCAGATGAGGACTTAGCCCACAATGAGACAGTGAACGAACCGGTAAACGCATGAGCTGCTATGCTTCCCCCGTCGAGATAGTCGCCAGTTCCGTCAAACGAAATTGCCCGACCGCTTACAATAGTTCCGGTGTTTGCATCACTCGACAAATCCCGCGCATTGCCCTCACCGACAATAAAGCGAGAGTCGAGCGTTAAGCTTTCTTTCGGATAGGTTTGGCTTATGTCTGGAACGCTTATCATGCGAATGCCTGCCCAATTACTGCCGCGTAGATGTTGAACGTTGATCCGCTTGGAATGCAAGTAAAGCTGACAAGGTCAACGGCACCGCTGCCCGTGCTCTGAACGTGGTGCGCCCCGCCTGCAAATTTAATTTCGCCGGTTACTGCTGTACTGCCGCCGTCGCTGTAAACCGTTACCGCTGAATCCGAATAATCAAAAGTTCGGGCGCTTGAATCTTGGGTAATCTTTGCCGTTACTGTTGCGACTGTCCCGTCTGCTGGTGCATTGAAAAACTTAACTGCTGTGACGTTTGCGGCCAGTGTAATATCTCCAAAGTTTCCTTTTGAAAAATCAACAATCATTGTGCCGTTTGTGTCTGCCAAATAGACCGGTTCGGTGGTGTCTGTGTCTGAACCAGTCCCGGATCTATACTGAATTCCGCCTGCCTTTGCAGTAATAACCCCTGTTGTTGAGATGTTTAAATGCTGAGTTCCTCCATGATTTCTGACCTGAAACCCGCCGTTAGCATCGATTGAAAATTTAGATTGCCCACGATAACCCATCGTAGTCGTAGCACCGCCGCTTAACTTGAAGGCCAGCTCTGCCTCGTCACTGTCGCCATTAAGCTGCAATAAAGTATTGTTCACATCGTCGGCAGCGCCATTTATGCCTACATAAACAACGTCTAGGCTGTCGTCTTTGGCGATGCGAATCCCTTCCACGCCTCCGGCCACTAATGAAAGCGCGTCTGCCCCTGCCCGCCCGATTCCGGTATCAGGGTCGTTCTTGCTAGGATTAAAGACGGGCGCGGTTGCGGTAGCAGTCGTCTTCGCTTGAATCCCGTAACCGTCAGCTTGAGATGTGTCGATGACCCCGTTTGCAAAAAATCGCATCATATCAGAAGAGGCACCAACGCCAAACTTCATGTTTTCGCTGCCCTCGGTTGTATCAATAGTGATATAATCCTCAGCGTTAGCATCCGTCGATTCGATGTCCAAGGCTTCGCTGGTGTTGTCTGCTATCTGGGTAACGGTTCCACCAGGAGCGATATGGAATTGAACTATCTTAGGCATTAGTGACCCCGCCCTTCCGCGTTGATTGTCCCGCCGCTTGATGTTCCCTGATACGCCAGCCGCACTTTGGAAATCGGAAAATTGAAAGTCACGGTGGTCAGATCATTCGCCGCGCAGCTGGTCGTCTGAAGCGTCCGCACGTTATCGGACGGGTCGATATAACTGAATGTAGCCGTGCCTGCTGTGCTCGGATAGAGAAAGAACACGACACCGCGCTTTGAAGTGTGCGGGCATTCGAATTCTAGGATTGTGGTTGCGCTGGTGGTGTAGGCTTTGGAAGCCTCGTAGGAACCTCTGGATGCCATCGGTCATTTCCTCCCTTTAGGGTTAAAGTTGCAGCGGCTGCCGATAGCCTTGCAACGGTTCGATTTTAGCGGGTCGGATGGTGTAAGGAAACCAAAAAAAGAAGCACGCATCCGACCCTGGCGCGGTTGGGTATGTGCTCCGCGCCCGTTTCATGATATTTTTCGCCCGCTGAAATAACTGTCGTCAGGGTCTGCTGCTAGTGTTGCGTTTCGGTTTCCAACAAAAACCCCCGGCGTTATATAGTCGCCTGCGGCCAGCTCCATCGGCCCGCTTGACACGGTGACCGACGCCGAAAAGGCGCCCGCACTATGCGTGCCGCCCAGTGCAACGGCAAACTTTGACCCGTTCTTAAACAAATAGCCCGCAATCATCGAAGCCTCGCCGCCGGTGCATGTGACTTGCACCGTTAAATTGAACTCATAAAGCCCCGCGCTCGGTGCCGTAAATCGTCCGTTTGACGTGTCGTGAACTGCTCCATAGTCATGAACATCGGTCCCGAAAATTAAATCTGTGTCAGTGTCTTTGGTGATACTCGAGCCGCCGCCCGCAGATGGCGCCCGCGCCCTAAAGCTTATCGGTTCCGGCTTGATGGTTATATCGTCCCAATAACACTTATGACCCGGCGAAACTGGCCGCGTGATTTTTAGCTTGGCGTAGGCCACATCACTGCCAGGTTCTACGATGGTAGTCCTGTTTTCCCACACGTTATTAGCGGCGCAGGCTGCGTTTGTGATGCTCGTTGACGAAGTGCTAGCGGCCACTTTTTCAGCGGTGTACCAGAAAATATCAGAGCGCATGGTGACGCTTCCGGCCTGTCTTGCCCAAAGTGAAACGCGGTAAGGTTGTGTATTGTCAATCGGAATGAATCCGCTGAACCAGACCACGCTCTCGGAGGTGTCGTTCATTTTCAGGGCGTAGCGTCCAGAGTGAACTACAGAAACTTCGCGCTCTGTATCGGTACCTGCTGCGCCGTTGCCTGTTTCAGTCCAGCCCATGGGGACCGCGCCGGGGTTTGCCCAGTCTTCGAAATCACCATTCCACAAGATACCGTTGGCCGGTGCCAGAAGCTCGCGGTTGAACTGACTCGCTGTGATGGCGCCGATTCGCCGCAGGTCTATAACGCTCGTGACGCTGCTTCCGTCGCTGACTACCTTGGCCAGTCTGATTTCACCCGGCAGAAGTTCAGGCTCATCGGCGCTTGTTGAAACCTCGTTTTGAACAATCGTTCCGGATGCCGCATTGAATCCAATGTAGGTATGCTTGCTCGCGGTTGCTGTGAAGGTTTGAGCATTTTGAAGAAGTGAACCAACGCCCTTTCCGAGAAGCTTTCCAGGTTCAATTTGAAAACCTAGCCCGCTTGTCGCTGAAACTTCCAAGCCATTGAAGACTGAATCCTCCGAGGCCATGGAGTAATTTTGGGTTATCATGTCCTTTTTTATTATCGGTGAAAAAAGAACATCAAGCGAAGGTATCCAGCTAATGCTTACAGATGGCGCGCTGGTCTTCGTCATGTAGACGGCTTCGTACTGGACGCCGATTGTTGCACCGGTAAGATTCACTTCTTTTTTTGTGATTTCAAACTTTACGTTGGAATCAAGGCTGGTAAGCCCCAGCTCTGAACTAATGAACCAGTCGTTGTCGATGGAGATTAAATCGCCAAGCTCGAGGTTTATGTTATCAAGCCCCGTGAAGAACTTGATTTTCGGGGCGCCGTTGCTGAATCTTTCCAAGAGCTCCTGAGCGAAGTTGTACGGGATTGTGATGTCATGCCACAAAAGCCCCTCGTTGTTAGTTGGCGCGTCGTCTCCGGTGACTTTTGTCAGACCGTTTAGATTTATCTGCGACGGACCGTCGTACCTAGTATCCTCTCCCCCGGCTGTGTCGAAGGCCCAATATTGCTGACCATGCGCGGGGCCGCTGGCTGTGATTGCGCTGGTGCCCTTGTAGATGGCTTTAAGATAGAGGGAGTATGATGGGTTATCAGAATCAATTTGATCAGCGGCTACCTGTGTTCCGGCGTGAAGATTTCTGGTTCCACAAAAACCACTGATCCCCGCTGAGGTTAGGCTCATCGGCCCTAAAGCGCCATCTTCGAATGTCACATGGGCATCTTCAGAAACATCACTACCCGCGGATAGGTATGCGGTGTCTGTTTCGTAAGTGAATTCACCAAAAGCGGCGACCGAGGTATCGTCCTCAAATGAAAGTTTCACGGCGGCATCGCCGACGCCAACACTAATGGAACACCGGTTGAAAATGACGGTGTTCGAGTCCATCTCGAAGTCGCTATATTCATCTGTTGTGAAGTGCTTCGCCACTGCATCAGATGCCAACGGCTTAACCATCTTCAACTTGTTATTGACGACGTCAGCCCGAAGGACTGAGCGGGTCATTTCCAGGTATTCCTTAAGAAACTTCTCGGGACGAACAACCAAGAGCGTCGTATTCCCGTATCCCATATAGTCCGAGCTGATTGTGCCAGATGGTAGCCCGCTATGATATCCGCTAACCAGGATATGGTCGCCCTCGGGTAACCCGTTTGCAATCGCGTATTTTGAAAGCTCGTTTTGAGGCTCGCCATAAGTGTTGCCCGGGTACGAGTTAAAAACGTAATGACTCGACTCAGCCACGGAATTGAAAGCAAAGCTTGTAGAATCTATTCTGGCCGCAGGTATGCCGCAGTCTTGGAGAGCCTGAAGCAAAACTTCAAGCGGATGCTTGTTGAAGTACGTCCTAAAGTTAAACTTTCCAAGAATAATATCTTCGTAGTCAGTCGCCTCAAAGATAAGCTTTCCAGCCTCTGACCAAGAACGAGAAACCCGGCCAAAAAAGACCGGGCAATAATCCGTTGTTATCATGTCAGCGGATCCGACGCTGACCAGCACGTAGGCATTGTAGAATTTGTAGCTTGCCGCAAGGCTTCGAATGTAGCCGTCATCAAGAAATTCAAACTGAATCGAGCTCACTTGATTCTTGCGCGTCACGGGGTCCAGTGAATTACTGACGCTTGTCACCGATGCCAGAATGGGATCTCCGGCCACCGTTGCGTCTACGCCGTTGTACCCATTATGCGCATAGAACGATTGGGCACTCGGCGCCACTGTCTGAACTGCGACCTGGACAACCGGCTCGGCGCTCGCTCGGCCCATATGCTCTTTGTATTCATCTGAAAGAGTGAAGGCCATATTCTATTCCCTCGAGAGGTATGGGGGTTGCTCTGTCATATCAAAAGACAGACGACGCTCAAACGGCCCAACAAGATCGAACGATAGGGCCGGGGTATCGAGAATCATCAAGTGAGCCTTTGCCGCTGTTTTGGGCGTCTCAATGTAGGCAAAGGGCTTCGTTCCCTCTTCTGTGGCATTCCACCAGTTATCCACCACGGTAATTTCAGAGCTGCTTGATATTGGAGCGGATAGCTTGCGGATAGCTTGCCCCCTATATGCCACATACCGCTTGTTAAGCCCGCTCTCTGCTTTGAAGTCTGTTACCTGGCTGAACTCTGCTTTATTGTTCCAAGGCACATCTGGATTGCGTTGCAGCTGATAGCGGGTTCCAAGAATGATTTCCCCAATCTCTGGAGTCTTTGAGCCTGAATGCGTGATAACCAGTCGGCAATATTCAACGCCGCTGTACCTTTGCGCCGTTCCGCTTGAACTATAGCCTCCTGAGTCTTCGCTGTTCAGGTTTGTGCATATTATACGATCATCGTCACCGCTAAGAGCTCCGCTCACGTATGGACCAATTACGCCGCTTGAAAATGTGTCGTTGTTTGAAAGCTGAAGTTTTACGTTCGTGGCCGCTATCGTGTTGAGGTTGTGCCCCAATATAATCAGCGTGTCGAAACTTATCGCTGTGCTGAAATAAAAGTTATAATATTTTGTTGTTGTAGCCGCTGAGGCTGAGTCCGTTTTTGTGACTAGGTTTCCAATGCTATCATAAGCCCTTGTTGCCGGTGTATCCGTGCTTGTGACGTCGGCGCTTCCGTGGGTTCCCACTAGGGTCCAATGGGCATCAGATGGAGAACTGGCAGACTGTACCACCATCATAGGCTTATCATTGTCGAAGCCCGTTGTTTCCGCCGTCGTTAGGTTTGCCGCTGAATATGCCATTTAGAACATCCCCTGACGCCTTAAGTCCTTAAGGGCTGGTACAAGATTCTGTCTCACAAACTTATTCAGCTCGGCCTTGTTGGCTGGCATTCTGGAGTTCAACTCTATGTTGACGGTACCGCCGCCCATAGAGCCATCCTGACGCATTCGGTCGACTTGGTCACGTGTCAAAACCATCTCCCCGGCCTGCGCCATAATAGGAACCGAATCATGGCCCGGTATCCCGCCCTCGACGATACCGCCGCGCGCCATGCCTTGAAAGCCCATGGCAATGAATCCCCGAACAAGGCTGAACATCGTCGCCGCCGCTGCAGCAGCGAGGGCCGGTCCTACAATGGGAATCCCTGCCTGGCTACTTGCCGCCCCTGCTGCGGCCTCTGCCGCTCGCATGGTTACAATGTTCTGCATCGTTGCCAATGCCACGTCAATCATCTCCGCGGTCATAGCTTTGAAGCCTTCGGCCACTGCGTCCTGGCCCTCTTCCGCCGCGGAGAAGCCTGAAATAAACGCGCTGCCGATTGTCGAGCCCACGTTCGCGTACTCCATGGCCTGCTGCCTTAGCTTGTTCGCGGTTTCATCAAGCCGGGCTTTTTCTGCTGCGGCAAACTCTTGTTTCTTTTTCTCCAGGTCTTCTTCGATGCGTTTTCGTTCTTCAACTATGGCGTTTTGTTGCTCAAGAGTCTGATTCGCCAAAACGGTTTCACCCACAAAAGCTTTGCTGGCTTCGGTGGCCACTTGGCCAATGGCATTGTAGACGGCTTCACCATTGCGCTGTATTGCTTTCTCGAAAGCCTCTTGGGCTTTAACTTGCTTGTCTAGCTCAAGCGTAGACTCATCAACAGTGCTCTGAAAAACATCACCAAAGCTCTTGACCTCTGCGGCGCCTCTTCTGAGTTTGCCAGCCAGCCCATCCATTCCCACGGCATCGGCAAGGCTCGCCATCTTCTCAAGAGCCTTCGAACCCTTCTCCATAATGGCGGCGAAAACGCTATTGACCGCGATTTTTAACGTTGGCCACATCATAGCCCAGCCGCTGGTGATTTTAGAGATTAGGACCAGCCCCTTGGCCGCAGTCACAAGTGAGAATTTTGCGAAGCGTTCAATGTACTCAACAAGCTTGAGACCTATGAGGTTTTGGTTTGCCTGAAGCCAATTCTGCGTTCTCTGGATAATCGGCCCCAGCGCCTTGGCTGCTCCGTTTAAAGCCTTTATGAGAACAACGCCGACGCCCGCGCCTAGTCTCTTCACGCTCGTTGACGTTGCTTCGAAGCTCTTCATCAGCGGGTCGTTTGCGTCAACAAATTGCCGCGTTGCTTCGATGGCAATCATGCCCACATCTCGAAACTTTTTGACCAGCTCAATGGATTGGTTAAGCATGACGCCAGCCGCGCCGACTTTAGCGAAAGCCGAAGCAGCACCGGCGCCAAATCGTTTGACGGCTGAAAGCGCGCTTTTCGATTCCTTGCCAACCTTATCGATTTTGTCGCTGGCTTCGTCCGTGGCCGTGACTTCGATATTTATGCTTTTGTTCATATCAGCCACGGCTTCGGCTCCTCTTCATCGCCTTCTCAATCTCGGCCTTCTGCCGCTTCGCGGTTTCGGCCTCAATCTCTCGAATCACCACGCTAGCATGGTGAATCACATCATACACATACGCAGGCTCATCCAAGAGCCTATCACTTCCGAAAGGCAAGACCTGATAATCCCGCCAGTCGGTGAACCACTGAATGACCATCATGGTTTCAGCGTCAATCTGTGACCAGGGGCACCGCCGAAGCGATGGGGCAAAATCGAAAGCCAGGTTCTGCGTCGTCTCATCGTCGCAATTCCTAAACTCTCTTTTGTGGTCATGCTCTGCCGCCTCTGGCCCCCTGCATCTCGAGCATTTCCATTTTAGAGAGGCATGGCCACTCGAAAAGAATCGAGCAGCCAGCTCTATTTTTTTCGGAGCCCCTCCGACAAAGTCGAGATTTCCGTTATTGCATTGTAGAGCTCATCGATCAAAGACTGCTCCCCACGATCCCAAAGCTCTGCGCCGTCAGCGATTGGCCTGTCTAGGATATCGGTGGCGCCGTCCAGTTTTACCACCCTGGCTTTGATAATCTTTTCAATTGCAGCCTCAGCCGCTTTCAAGCTTACCTTGCCGTCCTTGCCAATGCTTGCCCGCTGGGCTGCTCGAAGCTCGCCGCCCGTCATCGGCGCAAGCTCCGCGCTCATCTGCTCTTCTTCGGGCTTGTCCCGATTATCATTCCACTTTGGAACGTATACCCTCACGTCCTCTGCGTTGTATGTCATTTTGGTTTCCTTGTTTTTTGTTAGTCTTGATTCCATGCGAGCGTTAGCTCATCGCTTCCGCTCGTTCCGAGTGCTGTGAAAGGCAAGCTCAAAACCGCTTCCTCTGATTCTGGAATTTCAATCCCTGCGAAATCGATTTCAACCTTGCTCATCGTTGCCACCACTTTGTAGCCCGTTGTGCTGCCCATGGTCACTACCAGAGCCACGCTCGAGAAAGTTGGGTCATAGTTGGTAGCGGTCGGGTCAGTGCCGTTTAGCTGAACATATCGCTGGGCCAGTGACTTGATGAAGTCCTTTCTGGCTCGCACTGAGATGTTTCCCTTTACTGAACGAAAGCCAGCCACGAAATCAGAAGTGCCTTTCTCAAAGGCTTCATCTGAAAGCGCCTTGATTCCGTTGGTGACGGTCACATCGAAAGAAGTCACCGGAAGTGAAACACTGTTAAGCGTCAGGCTTCCGCTGATTCCGTTGATTGGGCTTCCACCTGCTCCGGTCTCTGTGTATGTCTCCGGCGTCACCGCTTCACCTGTGGCATAGCTTCCGGAAGTAACTGTAAGCGTATCCGCCGCGCTTTTTGCTGTGACGATAGCGGAGCCCCCATTGATATCAATGCAGGAACCCACCATGAAATTTACGCCGTCTCCAGAAACAAGAGGGACGGACGTGGCTGAAGGGGCAGAAGATGCGTGCGTGGTGCCGGTACCGGTCAACGCATAATTGAAGGCCCCGCCGCTGAAGCTGATTTTGGGTTCTTCGCCGCCGCTTGCGCTGATGCTCATCTCTTCAACGTATGCCCCAAATAGGTCTTCACGCAAAACGCCGTTGGCCGTCCGTGCGACTCGGCAAGTCGGCAAAGCGTTAGAATCTGAGAATTCGTAAGTCTTCGCGGTGCTGCCGCCGAAGCTGCCGCCCATGGCTGCTTCGATAAACGGGTCAATGTCTGGTGCCGTTGTGCTGCCCTTGGGTAGCAGATAGCTTTCGCAACTCCAGCTGATTTCCTGCTTGCCTGTGATTCGCTCTAGGACTGACCGGCTGGTGCGGCTGTCCATGCGGTCATTGCGTGCAACGGTGAACTCCATAGAAGACGATAGAACCTTGGCAGCATTGCTGCCAGAAAGGGCAATCTGATTGGCCGTGCCATATCGTCCGCCAGGATAATCGGTGCCTGAGTCTGTTTCTTTCTTGCAGAAAAATCGTAAGTTTCTGCCCAATGCGTGGTCTGTAGATGCGCCCATTATTCAGCTCCCTCGTTTTGTGTCTCTTCAGCCTTTGCGGCTTTTTTCGCTTTTTTCTTAACGGCTTCGAACCTGTCAGACTTGAGCAGCTGCTTCGCGTCTGCGTCCGGCAAATCTAAAACGTCTCCGTTTTTCAGCAAGCTGTCACCGTACCTAATCGCCGCTAAATCATCGCCCACATATTTGATTTTCATTTTCTAACTCGCTGCCGTTGTTCGAATGTATTTTATCTGGGTCTGCATCACGAAACTACCATCACCATAGGCGTCAGGGTCGCCTTCGTCCGTGTCGACGCTTACCGCCGTGGTGCTGATTGCGTTGGCGCCGCGCGTGGTGTCCACGTTTAAGACTGCAATCACATCATCAATCAGATTGTTAATCTTCGTCTGACGCTCGCCCAGTGTGTTGCCTGCGATATGCCCAATCACCGTGACGTTCATGGTGCTGTACATGTTGCCACCCGGTTGGTGCTGGAAGCTTTCAGACGTGGGCACGTAGCCAATAAAAGGCCGCTCGCCCGTTTTCACGTCGAAATAGCCGCGCGCCAGAGCCTGGACGGTGGTCACGGTCGTTTTGTAGCCGTTGCCCGTGGTCACGCCCTCGAACGTTGTCTGAAGGTTCTCAAGAATCAGCTTCCTTGTTGGCGTCCCCATATCAGCCCGCCTTGCCCATTGCTGTTACGACGGCACCGCCGGTGATTTC